TGACGTGGGGTATGACCAACGCCAATGCGCAGGAGTATCTGCGTGGCATCGAGGTTGGGCCGGGGCAAAACCTGTTCCAGCGGTTTGTCGCCATGTTCAAGAGCATGCTTGGCATCCCTGATGGTGGCACGTCCGCGCTCAGCCGCCTTATCGAAATCGTTAACCCGCTGTTTGAGGCCACTGAGGCTGACTACAGGGCGATTATGGGTGCGCCCCCTTCCGGTAAGCAGGGACCGACGCAGGGGCCCGCTCAGGGGACTTTGTTTGCTCGCGGCGCGCAAATGCGTGGACGCTCGCCTCCGCCGTCTGGCCCACCCCCTCCGTCAGGGGCGGCCCCTTCGCCTTCGCAGCAGCCGCCGGCGCCACCGCCGCCTCCCATCACCCCCACCAAGGAAACCCGTGGTGAGGCTTGGTCGCGCAAGATCGTCGACCGCTTCGAGCGGCTGCGCGTAGTGCAGAACCTTGGCCAGTTGCGCGCTGGTATCGAGGGTTTCTACGAGGCTGCCCGCAAGTTCGACAGCCGCGCCGGTGAACTGATGGCGAAGTTCAACCGGGACTATTTCCAGCCCATTGAAAAGATCATGAAGGAGGCCGGGCTCAATCTGGAAACGGTTGACGCCTATCTCTACGCCCGTGCGGCGCCGGATCGTAACGCGCGCCTGCAGACCAAGGCAGAGAACGAGATCCGCGCCAAGATGGAGAAAAAGATCCGCACTGAGATGGAGGCCGATGGCGCTGCCGAAGCCGACATCCAAACGGCCATCGCTGACGCGGATGCTGACATTCAGGCGGCGATTGCAAAGGCCGCAGCCGATGGCAAAATTCCTGAAGCCGGCTCCGGCATGACCACGCAGGAAGCCACCGACATCATGAACGGCTTCCGGGGTCAGGATTACTTCCCGGCCCTTGAGCGCATCGGTGAGATCTTCAACCGCGCCAACAAGGAGCGGATGGAAAACAACATCCAGCGTGGCCTCGTGTCCCGCGAGGCGGGCGAGCGCCTGCTGCGTGAGGAACCGAACTACGTCCCGATGAAGGGATCCATCGTCGACGAGAACCTGACTGAGCCGGCTGAGGACTTCGAGGACGTAATGGGTTACGGCGGGAGCGGCTTCGGTGTCAGCGTCCGCGAGTGGTACGATACGCGCGGTCGCACCAGTCTGGGTTTCTCCCCGCTTAGCACGTTTGTCTCTGACGTCGGCACGTCTATCGTTCGCGGTGAGCGCAACCGTGTCGGCCAGAAGCTGATGACGTTCTTCATCGATAACCCGTCTGAATCGTGGAAGGTGTTCAGCTATCGGAACCCGCCGCGTAATCGGAACGGCGACATCCAGCGCCCATCACCGTTCGACCCGAACTTCATGGTGGTTAAGCGCGGCGGCGACACGTTCTACCTGCGCATCGATGATCCCTTGCTGGCGAAGGCGGCGAAGAACCTGAACCCGCAGCAGATGAACTCGCTCCTGCAGATTTCGAGCAACCTGACGCGGATGCTGTCGCGCTCGTTCACGACGGCGAACCCGGACTTCTTCGTACCGAACGTCTTCCGGGATCTGCAGTCCGCTGCGCTGAACCTTGGCGCCGAGGCGCCGGGGCTGCTGAAGGCTTTCAGGAAGAACGTGACGAACCGTGATGCGTTTAAGACCATCGCTGCGTTTGAATATGGTCGCCCCATTAAGAATAAAGCGATGGGCCAGAGGTACGAGCAGTTCAAACTGGACGGCGGATCGGTGTCGTGGGTGCAGCGCGACACCCCGCAAGAGCATGCTGCTAAGATTCAGAACAACCTCAAGACGGTCAATGACAGCTTGCGGAATTTGAAAGATAACCGCACCGCCAAGAATGCCATCGACGTTGTGTGGAATCCAACCAGCAAGGGCTTCCGCGCGATGGTCGGTGCCCTCGAAAGCACCAACGCTATCTTCGAAAACGGCATTCGCTTCGCTGCGTACAACGCTGCGCTCGACGTCGGCATGAGCCGCGATCAGGCGGCTATGATTTCCCGTGAGGCGACCGTGGACTTTAACCGTCGCGGTGAGGCCGGTGCCCTGCTGAACGCTCTATACGCTTTCTTCAACGCCGGCATTCAGGGTAGCGTCCGCACCGCGCGGGCGCTGTCGAACAATCCGTTAAAGACCGGCAAGCTGTCCACCACGCAGGCGGCACTGCTCGGCATGATGACCACGGCTGCCACGCTGGCCGCCGCGAACGCGGCGCTGTCCGATGAGGACGATGACGGCAAGCTCTTCTGGGACAAGATCCCGGACTACGAGAAACAGCGCAACCTTATCATCATGAACCCGCTCGACGGGAAGACTTATACCAAGATCCCGATGCCCTACGGCTTTGGCTTCTTCCCCTATCTGGCGACCCGGACGATGGACGCAGCGCGTCGCGGTGACGATCTCGGCGCTGTCGGTCTGGACATCACGACTGCTGGCCTTGGCAACTTCTCCCCAGTCCAGTTCGGCGCCGGCAATATCCCCAGTTCGGTTGCCCGCGCAGTGACGCCCACGATGGGCAAGCCGTTCGTTGAGCTCATGCTGAATGAGAACTACATGGGCAAGCCGATCTACAACGAGCCGTTTGACAAGGGGCAGTCCTACGCCTCTGTCGCCCGGTTCAATACGTGGGATGGTTACAAGGAACTGTCTCAGTTCCTGAACGACATCAGCGGCGGAGAGGGCAAGCTGAAGGGCAACCTGAATGCCCCTGCCGAGAGCTTCGAATACCTCACCGAGTTTTCCCTCGGTGGCGTGACCAATCTGGCCAAGTCACTCTATCGGACGGGCGAAGAGGGTGATGTCGTGGCCGCTCCTGTGGTCCGCCGCCTTATCGGACAGCCGGGTAAGGGGCGCAACGTCGGCGAGTATTATGAACGCGAAGAGCGGGCGCGCGTCGTGAACCAGCAGATGAAGGATCTGACCGGTCTTGAGCGGCGGGCGCTGATTGAGAAGTTCCCGGCGGAAACGAATCCGCGTGTCCAGTCGGCCTTGACCAGCGCCCGCTCTGCGGTTCGTAAGCTGAACGAAGAGCGCAAGCGCATTCGGGATCTGGACATCGATGAGGGTGTGAAGGCTGAGCGCCTTGAAGCTCTTCGGGAGCGCACCGACGCAGAGTTCGTGCGCTTCAACCGGATTTACAATCAGGTGGAGCAGGCGACCCGTTAAGGCCGCCTGCTTTCACGGTTTCAGACCGCCGTGCTTCGCTAGGTATTTCCGCATCGGGCTTTCGTCGCCAACGCGGCTTTTGCAGTAGGTAATAAACTTCGGCATATTCAGGTTCTCCTTCTGAGATCCCCACCGGAGGTTCTCCGGCCTGTTGTTATGAGCGTCTTCGTCTATGTGAATGACGTAAGGCTTACCCTCCGGGGGAGAGCCGTGAAACGCTTCGCAAACAAGGCGATGAATCTTCAGGTTGCCAAAGAATTTATTGTACATGCCTTTATATGTGTGACGCGCCGTCTTGCTGGCCTTCAGCGTGTTCCCATACGTCGGTTTTGTAAAATATTTTCTGATGCCTCCATTGGGCATTAGAGTCTCCCTTTCAGGTAGCAATATGCGCCCGAGGCTGCTTGCCATAATTTCCGGCTTTGATGGGACCAGCTTCCAGATTTCTTCTGACATAAAAACCCCCGTTAGAAATGATAAGATATCAAGTCTAACGGGGGAGATCAAGAGGGTGAGCAGCATTTCTGCCATTCAGGGCCCACCCTCCTCAATCAAAAGGGACTTCATCGTCCAGCGGACGCTGCGGTGCGCGCTGGGCGGGCGCTGGTGACCGCTGCTGGGTGGGCTGAGCGCCGTCCTGCTTGGGCTCATACATCGAGACGATGATGCTCTCACGGCCATCGTTGCCGCCGACACCAGCCGGATTGAACGTGCGGTCGAGCAGAATGTAGGGGCCGTTCTGCCCGTCCATCACGACGCCGACGTTCTTGAAGCGGCCCTTGGTCTGGCCTTGGCCGTCAGTGTATTCGCCAACCTTGACGACCAGATCGTATTTCTTACCCATTCACTCTCTCCTCAGTTAAACAGTTTGCGCAGCTTCAAGGCGCCGCGCGGTGCCATCAGTTCGGCTTCGTCGAGATAGCCGTTGTGCAGATCTCGCCACTCGCCGCGCTCTTCTGGTGTCAGCTTCATGACGATGTCGCATGCGGCGTCACACCAGCCATCCCAATCGACGATGTCGCCTTCTTCCTCTGGTTCCAGAATGTCGATGTGGAGCTCCTTCTTCTGGCGCGGCGCTGCCGTTGTCTTGGCGGCCAGCTTCTCTTCGAGGCTCTGCACCTGCACTTCTGCAGCTGGAGTCTCCTCGAAGTCCGTGATGTCGACCTCGCTGCCGGTGTACTCATCGGCTTCGATGACGCCCTCCGCTTGATTGTCCACGGCCACAGCGCGCTGCGCTTCGGTCGAGAGCGGCATGTACTTGCTGGCCCGGCGGACCACAGTCTTGCGCCACATTTCGGCTTCGTCCGTCTTCCACGGGCCGACGATGTTACCGTCCTTGGTCTTGGCCGATGAGCGGTCGCGGATAGCAAGGATCTGTTCCTTGCTCATCACCTCGAACTGGGTCTCGCCGTTCTTCAGCTTCCACACGCAGTAGGCACCGACCATCGCGCCGCGATTGGACAGGCCGTGCTTGTGGACGATGCTGGAGTCCAGACCTTCCACAACCTCGAACAGATCGTTCTCGTGGACCAGCCGGCTCTCGATCTTCAGCACCTCACCCGACTGCATGGCCAGCTTCATCAGGCCCTTATAGCGGGGCCGGAATTGCGCCACGTTCTTCTTCAGACGCCCATCCCACACCTTCAGGATGTCTGCCTCACCCATGTTCTTGTTGAGGCTCAGGCCCAGTTCTGCGGCGCTCAGGCACGCCTTCAGCAGTGAGCCGCGGTCGCAGTCCAGCAGGTCCATGTTGTCGGCCACAGCGGCGACGACGATGCCTTGGAACTTATCGACGGTCATCGCCTGCGGCAGAAGGCTACGCAGGTGGCTCTCGCGCATGGCGAGCTCCTGCTTGAACCGGTCCATCGGTTTGGCCGGGAGATTACTTGCTGACATTCTTCAGTTCCTCTTCGAGATCTTCGATCATGAGTTCAATCGCGCGCTCAACGGTGGCGCGCAGGGTGGGCTTGAGCGGGTGGCGCTTGGTGAGGGTGCGTAGCTGTGCCAGCAACTCACGGTCGACCCGCATCATCACGTCGTCTTTTCTAATCGTAGTGTACTTTATCATTTTGACACCGTAACTTTCTTGTAGCCGGAGCGAGCACCGTAGAAGTTACCGATCATCTCGGCGGTGATCTCAGTGCCGACCGACGCCTTCACGGTGCTGATCGACAGCTTGTGGTCGCCGCACTTTGCGACGGCCCTGTCCTGCGACGTGTTCATCTTCTTCATCTCCTCGACGCACAGGGCGAGGAGTTCGGTCTTGGCCGATTCCTTGTTGGCCTTCGCCTCCTTCTCGGCGGCGGCGCTCTCTAGATATTTCTGGAAGAGGTGGGCATGCTCACTGCCCAGCGTCACGTCCGAGATGGGCACGAAGTCCAGCAGGCGGACGACGGCATCTCCGTCCTTATCGAAGTCGACCGGCGGCTCCTCGCCTGCCCGGACGCTGTCCCAGAACTTCGCGACATGAGATTTAATTTTCGAAATTATTTCCTCGCTGCGGGGAACCTTCATGCGGCGTGGCTCGTTCCGTATCAGCGCAATCAGCCAGCCATACTCAGCATCCGTGCAGGCCATCTGATGCAGAACCTGAAGGACGTAGTTGTCGGGAGCGCAGGTGATCGTGTCACCTTCGTATTCCCAGCCGTCGCCATGCGCCGACCACTTGATCTCGACCGGGTGGCCGCCGTCCGTCTGGAAATCCAGCGATGCACCCATGCCGGGACAGTCATCCGCGGTGTAGTAATCGACGACCTTCTCGATCTTCATATCCCAGCGGTGCGCCGCCCAGTTGGCGATGCCGCTTTCGAGGAAGGTGCCGGCCTGAACGGACTTATTGTCCGAGAGATCCTCAGGCGGCAGCTTGCCAGACTTCTCCATCCACAACTGCCAGAGCGTTGTGAACGGCGACATGTCGAACAGTGCCGCGACATCGCTTGCGCCGATGTGTTGTGATCGTAGCTCGTGCCAGTGGGTCTGGTCACGTACAGATATTGCTCCCATGTATGCCTCCGGTATTGTTGTTGTGGGGTTGTAGGCATACCGCCGTCTACGGTTTTATGTCAAGCCCCTTGTAAACGTCGTCGAGAGAGCGGGCTAAGATATAGATTCCACCACGTCTTTCCCATGCAAGCTGCCACGCAGCCTGCACCTGACGCTGCTTGCCACGCTGTGCCTTCACCTCGATGGCGAACGCGCGACCGGGGGCGATCACGCCCAGCAAGTCCGGGGTTCCCTCCGGCGCTGACTGAATCACGCGGGCGCCGCCGTCCAGTGGGCGGAACTTGCCGACGTTGATGCGGAACATCATGATGTCCGTGCGGCGTCCCAGAGCGAGGCGGATCTCGGCTTGGAGGATTGCCTCTTTCATGCCCGCGACTCCATCTTATAGTCCTTCACCACGATGCCGTCCGTGCCGTTGATCATCGCGGCCCTCACCCATGACTTGCGACCCGACTTGTATGTCCGCCAATGGCCACGGCGCAGGTGGGCGACCGGCGATGCGTGCGTGCCGCCCTTGCTGACCTCGGACACCCGGCGCTTCCCGGTGATCGTGATGACCTTGTAGGTATAGAGCGGCTTCTTCCCGCGAATCCGGCGCTTTCTCGCGGTCTCGGCGTCGGGGCGGTGATCGATGATCTCGGTGTCGTACTCGGCCAGCGCCTTGCAGAAGTCCATGTAAACGGACAGTTCTTGGTTCAGGTTCTTCAACTCGTTAGGAATGAAATGATCTAAGGGCATCCTGCTACTAACGGCCCCGTCCCACGCTTCCCCGACCGCAAGAATGTCGTCCGTTATTACCTTGGTTTCCGAACGACTTAGCATGATCTCCTTGCCATAGTAAAATCGCCAATGGACGAGTGGGGGCACCCACTTACCGCTGTCGTCATTGACGAAGGCCGGGTAGAGAACGACGCTGTCACCCTCATCGACCGTCAGAACCAAACGCTTTGAGGATCGAAATTCACCGGGCTTCAACTCGCTGTCGGCTGTCGCATATTCTATGACGGTGGTTGGGAACGGTGGTTTCAACACGTCTGTGGATATGATCACGCTGTCACCAGAATCTGGCAGCACGTAACCGTCCTCGGGTAGTTTAAAGTGAATCGCATGCGACTGCAGCCGTTTGCGCAGCCGCCCGAAAAACGCAGCCCCCTGCGGGGCTGTTTTCATATACCGCGTCAGGTCATCGCAGAACTCATCCGAAAAATATCCAATGCTCATTGCAACGTCACCCCTTCGTTCTCACCGCTCAGGCATTCCATTGCGGCGTTGACCGCCGCAGCCATCGCCACGAAGCACCTGCTGGCCTCGATCTCATCAATGCCCCGCTCTTCCTGCCACTCATCCAACGCCCGCAGCAGACCAACTGACAGCGCCTGTATCAGCGACAGAGGGATCAATACCGCATCTGGCCCTGAGTCGTTCCCATCGTCATCTTCCATATCGCTGTCCTCTCTTCTTCGGTTAGCCCGTTCGTGGTGGGAGCATTGCGCCCGCCCATCTTCTTCGCAATGCGCGCAGCCTCCTGCCCGCAGATGACATTGAACGCCCAGTGCGTCGGGTTCTTATACCCACGCTTGCGCGCGACGCTGGTCAGCACCTTGAACTTATTCTGAATCATGCCCTCTGGTGTCGCGACATTCTCCTCACCCTCGCGGGCCATCATCACCAGATCGCCATCGACGTGCTTCACGGTGCGCGGCTTGACCGGATAGACGTGACCGCACACCGGGCAGGTGGGGCTCGGCTTGTGCATGGCGAAGCAGGCGGTGCATGTCCGCACCGTCTCTGCCTTTTCGCCCTTGCCACGTTCCTGAACGAACCCGTC